TTACCGAACTTCCCGTTTACCTTGGTAAGTTAATTATAGCTTGTAAGTCATTGATTTTATTGCTACTTACCAACTTACCGAACTTCCCCCCCTATAGGGGGTATAGGGGGGTGGTAAGTAACCCACCTCCCCCAAACCTATTTAACGTAACCATAAGGAGTAAAAACGTATGCCAAAAGTAGGCGAAAATTTACCAAAAGAGCAAAGAGACAAAGGATTGAAAAGGCTAACGCAACGCCAGCAGGATTTTCTTGATAATTTTATTCATAAGGATATGACGCAGACAAACGCAGCTAGACAAGCTGGATATAGCAATCCCAGTGTTGATGCAGTAAGGCTGCTTAGGAATCCAGTTGTCCAGGAGCGTTGGCAAGAGATGCAAGAGGAAAACAGGTCAAGATTTGGCGTAACGCTTGATAAGTCGCTTCGGGATCTTTTAAAGATCCGTAACGAGGCTCTGGAGCGGGAAAGATATAGCGAAGCTATTCGGGCTGAGGAATTACGCTTAAAGGCTTCTGGACTGCTTGTAAACAAGGCTCATGTGCTACATGAGAAAGTAGATAGCATGACGAAGGAGGATATTCTGGCTGAACTGGAGAATCTGCAACGAAAAGCACAGGATCGGATGAAGAAAGCTACAGGAACCCATAAATACCCAAAAAAGATAGAGAAAAATAGTTAGCAATGGGCTTATCGGGCTCTGCACTTGGCGTTTCTGGGCACGGAGTTACCGAACAATTTCTATAGGAGTGGATGGATCGGAGCGGGATCGGGCTGTTTTACGCTGCCAATGCGTAGAATTGTTCGCTTTCAGGTGCAGGTTATCGGGATCGGATCGGGCTCCAGCCTCCTGCATCGGGGTGAATACCGACAATTGTTCGTCTTCAGGGTCCTGGGCTGGTCAGGCAGCAGGGGAGGCAGCGGGATCGGGAGGCTGTCCAGGCGTAACCTGCTGCTGAACACGCACAATTGTTCGGAGTCGGGTCCAGCGGGTGACGCTGCCTCCAGGGATCGGGGGTAAATCGGATCGGGACTCGCTGCCTCCTGCCCTGAACGCTCACAATTGTTCGTACTGGTAGGTCCAGCAGGTGCTGCTACACAGCCTCTTTCACCAGGACGGCAGCAGTTACGCATGCTGAACACTCACAATTGTTCGCAGTTGTCAGCTTCGCGGGTGCTGCCTCCAGGCTGTAAAAAAAAATAAAAAAATGTTTTTATGTGTTGACATTATGTAATCATTACTATATATTATATATATTAATCAGCCAAGGGAGTAGAAAATGATTATACAAAGAGTAACGGAGAGCCAGTTCATAGACGCATTTAAGAGCTGGGACACTTACAAGAGTAATTTTTCATATGAAGGCTTGAAGGCTTTATATGAAGAGTTAGAACAGGTTGCTGAATGTAGCGACTCAGGGACTTTTGAGCTTGATGTAGTTGCGATATGTTGCGATTACACCGAGTTTGAAAACTTCAAAGAATTTCAAGAACAATATTCAAACTTAGATATAAAACATATCTTTGGGGGTTCAAAAGATTGCCTTGATTATTGGACTAGTATTGTCTTGCCCGAATGTTGGATCGGCAGAGATTCGAACAATACAGAAGAAGTTAAACACTTGCCTTTTATTATTCGTCAATTTTAATCGGGCAAATTGTTCGGGAAGAATCGGGAACGGGGTTCACCTGCTCCCGATTTTTTTTGTGCTGGTTCTGGATTTGGGTCCAGCAGGTTACAGGTCCAGCTCCCTGCAGCCTCAGGAGTCCGAACAATTGTTCGACTCCAGGAGGTCCTGCTGCTGGAGAAAAAAACTGGGACTTTTTAGCTGCGAAAAAAAATAAAAAAAATTAAAAAAGGTGTTGACAAGTATAGTAATGATTGCTATATTAGAATCATAACAAACAACAGGAAAGGAAATGTTATGAAAAAAGACTACTTAGAAAAAACAAGTATAGCTGAC